TAGCGGCTCGCCTCATAAAGGAAAATGATTTGAGTGTCCGATAAAAGTGACAACTTACAACTGGAAAAAATTCCCTGTTGACAAGAGAATTTTTTAGGACTATAATAAAAAATGTAAACGGAACAAATGTTCGACTAAAGTTCGATTAATGAAAGGAGAAATTTGTAAAATGGGATTTTTGGGTTCATTTCTTGGTCTGATTGGTGCTTCGGCGGTGTTTGTTGGAGCCGATGTTAAAGAGCGTTGGGACGAAATAGATAGAGAGCGGCAGCGCATTGCGGCAAACCCCGCACCGCCTCCGGAGATGAGGGGAAATTTAAGAGATAAATATGAATCTGAATGGCACAGAGGCGATAACACTCACTTCCCGGAAGAATATCTTCCTGCTCTTGAGAGCGATCCAGAGGTACTTTACTGGTGGATTGAGCTTCTTGCAGAGCGTGAGATAAGGCGTCAGGGTTATCGCGGTTATCCTATCAGTATTCAGGGCAATTTCAATCGAGTGTATAATGCTTGGAAGGAGCGTCAGAATTGGGTCAGATAACCAGTGTTGATGTTAATAAAGACATACTTATTGATAGACTAAAAGCCCAGAACGCAAGATTAAAAAAGCTCCTCCGCGAAACAGCAGAAGAGCGAGACAGATATAAATCCTTGTGGGAAACAAATCGGATTCAAAATGAATTTTCAGAAAAGGAGCGAAAAGCAAATCGGCGATTAGAACAAGAGAAAAAGCAAGAGCGGTTGCTGTCCGGTGTAAAATCGGACGGCGTTCCAATAGCTCATGCGGCGGATTCGATTCGTTCCTATGATGAAATGTGTGTTGTACTGGATAAGCTCAAAACCACAGGACGAATGGGAATACGAAACTGGGCTATGTTCCGTTGCGGCATTTGCTTCGGTCTTAGAGCAAGCGACCTCGTTAAATTAAAATGGGGTTGGATCATAGATGACGACGGCGAGTTCAGAGACCGTATACCCGTAGTAGAGAGCAAGACATCTAAAATCAATCGGTGTTTCATATCCGATGCGATAAAGGAAACGCTTACAGAATATCGCAAGTGGCTCGGCGGACGCAACTGTTCTCCCGATGATTATATCTTCTCGAAGAACAACGGCGGGAGACTACAGGAGCAAAGCTATTCACGATATCTCAAAAGCGCGGGAAAGGAAGCAGGACTGCCGATACACATTTCTTCCCATACAATGAGAAAATCATTTGCCAATATAGTGCTGTGTGTCCACGACGGCGGGGCGAATGATTATGCTATGAGAGACTTACAGGGTATGCTCGGACATTCAGATGTAAGAATTACGATGAGCTACCTCAAAGACACAATCCTCAGATACGACGAAGCAAGAAAGGCGGTGTCAGATTTCGTCCTTGGAAAGACAGATATAAACGAGCTGGTTACTTCAAAACAGGTTTCCAATAATGAAATTTACGAGCTTTGCAAAGAAATGTTCGAAAAACAAGTTGCGTAAATTATTTTCATAGTTTTTGGTAAATCAACAAAGTGAGGTGATATACTTGACTCGTAAGAACAAGAGAGCACTCGCGAGAGCTGCTCGATACATAAACGATAGGGTCGAATTTGCAAACGACATCTTAGATGACGAAGAGGATCGACTCGATGGTTGGGCGGAGAATCTGAAAGGTTCTCAAAAACACATGGACGCAGAAGACTTTGTTGAAGATGTCCGCGAACAGTTTGATATAATAACTGATGCGGTAGAAGAAATACGGTCTTTGTGCGGAATAGAAGACTAAAAAAAAAGAAGACTCCCCACGAAAGGGTAAAAGCGTTTGGCGACGGCTTCCCAATTCGATGAGGAGGAACGACATTCGT